CCTTTGGGCTTAGGGCAAATGAAAGCAAGGCCGACTTACAAAAACAAAGGGGCGCCCGATGCAGCGAGCGCCCAGAGCGGCGTGTAGGCGGTGAGCTGCAAAACGGTGTTCACGGCGCCACCTGCTCGCCTTGCGCCGCCTCGAATGCTGCGATCAGTTCGCGCGCTGCGGCCTTGGCAATGTTGCGGTGCCAGTCGAGCCGCACGCCGCGCACCACATCGCCATGCGGCCAGCTAAACGACGGGGCGGGCCATTGGCTCAAGCTAGCGGGCAGAAGCCTCGCCTGGTTCGATGCGCCTGGGATGGTCCAGCGGCGGACGCCATTGGCGTCCCGGTGAGCTGCGCGAAGCAAAACGGTGTTCACGGCGCCACCTGCTCGCCTTGCGCCGCGGCGCGTGCCTCAGGCGTGCCGTAGCAGCTCTTGAGCGGGCCAATGCCGTAGGGTGCGCCGCTGATCGGGTGCCAATAGCCGCGCCACTTGACCAGCGTGCCGGCGCGCACGGCGCCAGCAAGGGCCTTGGCGTCGGCCTTGTCGATTTGGCCCATGTCGACGATGACCTGCCCGGCGAGCGCGAGGGCGAGAAGCTGGCTCATGGCTCAACCCTCCAACAGCTTGGCGTGAATGCGCTCGATAACCGCATCCATGCTGATCGCCTGCCCGGTTGTGGTGCGAGCCCAGACACACAGGCCGGAGAAATCCTTATCGACCTTTTCGCCCTGCTCGATCAGCTTGTCGGCAAGCCAGTCGGACACGATCCAGTGCTCGTAGACTTCCCATTCGTAGGGCTCGAGGCCGTTGAAGTCGCAGAAGGCGATGGCCGCTTGTTCGGACGAGTCGTAAGCCGTCACGCTCATGTCGCTATCCGCTGGCGCCTTGAGAACGTGCAGGCCGTCAGCTTTCGCTTCTAGCGTCATGCCGGCTTGGCTCGCTGCCTCTTTCCAGTCCTCTACGGGCCGGGCGAGTTCGTAGGCCTGCTCGGTCAGCGCGTAGATGTCGCGCGAATAGTCGCCATGCACGGCAATGGCGCCATAGCCTTGAGCGAGCGTGCTGACCAGCGAGCTAACGCAGGCGAGCACTTCGCGGTTTACGAGATCCTGGGTGGTGATTCTGTCAGACATTGTCGGTCTCCGAGGTTTGGTGGTGATGCGTGAAAACTGATTCAGTCGGCGCGTGCGCGCAACGTGATGCCGTTCGGGTAGCGCTTAGCCATGTAGTCGCAGCGTGCTACGGCGATCGAGAGTCCACCATCGTCCAGCGCGTAGGCGCTTTCATGGGCGCTGTGAGTGATGCCGGCGACGTAAACCACATAACCGTAAGGCTCACGAGCGACCCAGAAGCGGCCGTTTTCGTGCATGATGTCTGACTCTATGAGGTTGCGCATTTTGTGTATCTCTCCGGGGTTTGGGGGTTAGAGCGTTTCGACCGTCACAGCGACAATCGACTTGCCTTCACGGTCGGCGCCAATGAAGCGGCGATAGGATTCCGCGCTGGCATTGGCCGAGGCGATGCTGGGCGCTTCAAAGCGCCAATTCGTGCCGTCGGAAAACTCGACTATGGCGACATGGGTTTTTGGTGCTGACGTGAACGCCGTGAGCTTGGCGCGGATGTCATCGGCGAGTCTGTCGGTCATTTTGGGCTTGGGGCCTTTCAGTCGATGAAACCGATACGAAAGAGCGGGGCAGCGCCTCCGCCGATGACAAGGTTGCAGTTCATCGCGAGGGCGAGTGCCGTAGCACGGTCCATGTCAAGCGCCTCTGCGTTTGCTTCCCAGAACGCCTCGAAAGCGTCCATGTCGGGGAGGGCGATGAAGTTTTCGTCTCTGTCTGTCTCGTCGCACATTTGGCGGGTCTCCGTTTGGTTCGATAAGCATGATGTAAGGTGACAGTCTTACATTGTCAACTGACAGACTGACAAAAAGTTGCGTGCGGGCAGTTCCCTATTTACGAGGCCGCGCAGGCGTTCCTCGCGAACCGCCACGCTCAATCGCTGAGTACGTCGCGAAGGGCGTGGCGGCTAACGCAGTCGGCATCGTCGATCATGGTCACGGCGACTTCCATCCATGTGCCAGGGGCGTCGGCCTCTCCGATGTAGACATGCAGGCGCTTACCCATCCGAGAGCGCTTAGCGATGTAGCCGTTGCGCTCAGCGGTACGGATGGCATCGTCGGTCAGCATCATGTGCGATCTGTCGGTCATCTGGGCTTCTCCCGTTGGTTCGATAAGCATGATGTAAGGTGACAGTCTTACATTGTCAACTGACAGACTGACAAAAAGTTGCGTGCGGGCAGTTCCCTATTTATGATGATCGTCATGTTTGCACTTAGGCTGTTGTCGGTGTTATGTTATTACAGCACAACGGCGAGGAGGCTCGGCGGCTTTGCCACGAAAAAACGGGTCGCTGACCCCCAAAGAAAAGGCGTTTAGCCACTACATGGCGCGGACCAATGATCGCGAATACGCGGCCACAAGGGCCGGATTGGCGCATCCGCACGTTTCGGGCTCGCAGCTCATGGCGCGGCCGGCAGTGCGCGACGAGGTCATTCGCCAGGCCGAGATCATGCTGCGCGACGAGATCCTGCCGCTTGCGCTCGCCACGCATAAGCGCCTGCTGACTGACAAGACCGTGCCAGCCGGCGCGGCGCTGGGCGCCACCAAGCTGGCCTATGATCGCACGCTAGGCGTCGATGAAGGCAAGGCCGACAAAGAGCCATCAGAGATGAGCTACGACGAGCTCCAAGCCAGCATCGAAACCTTGCGTCGCGAACAGGACGCACGGGCCGAGTCGGCGCGCGACGTGACGCCCGAACCTGGCGTCTTCGACTAGGGTTGTGCGCAAGCCTAGCCCAACTACCCGGCTAACCCATTGATCCATAACGTGTGTGACTAGATCAGTAATCTAGACAGTGGCAGTCGAAGGGTGGCAGGCGCGGCGCTCGAGGCGTCGGGCACCCCTCCGGTATACTCGCTCGGCTCGGCGGAAACTGTCGCACCACGCCTGTACGAATCCGCGGCTCAAAAACCAATTCGGACAATCAGTCCGATCAGTCTTTGCAGGTTGCAACGGACTGACAGACCGCCTAAAATAGTCGGGCCGAACAGCGCGTCAACGCTGCTCGGCCTCATCGCCACAACGCATCGGAACTGCGCTATGACAGCAAGACCCCTACCACCCGTTGAATTTTTGCGCGAGTGCTTTCGCTACGTGCCCGAGACCGGCGAGGTCTTCTGGCGCGCACGGCCGGAGAGTCACTTCGTCACGGCTGCACACTGCACCACGTGGAACAGGAAATATGCCGGGCGCCTAGCAGGAACACGCGACGCGGAAGGCTATGTGCGCCTGACGTTCGTGTACATGGGTAGAGAGCGCAAGCCGTTTGCTCATTCGGTCATATACGCCTTGGAGAATCAGGGGCGGCGCCCGGATTTTGTTGACCACAGAAACGTCGACACTGTCGACAATCGGCGCACAAACCTAAGGCCGGCGACAAGGTCCCAGAACAACGCGAACAGGCGTGGGTGGTCCAAACTCGGGTTGCCAAAGGGGGTGTCTGTTTCTGGTCGCCGGTTCTCTGCATCGGCGAAGAAGGACGGCGTGACGTGGTATTTGGGCGCCTACGACACACCGGCAGAGGCGCACGCTGCGTACTGCGCGCGTGGCCGAGAACTGCACGGGGAGTTTTTCAACTCCGGCGCACCAAAGCCGAGTGTCTTCGACTGAACCTTGACGCGTCAGTCGATTTTGACTTACAGTCCCTGACACCGATGCAGGCGGGAACCGGAAGAACTCCACCCCAGCACGTCGATTGCGGTTCGTTTCGCGGTCGCCCGCATCGGCAACAAACACGATCAAAGGTTCAACGCTGATGTCCTGGTCCCTGAACAAAACCGGCCGCGCCGGCAAGCTCTCCGAAGTCATCACCGACACGTTCTCGAAGACCGGCGGCTGCCCCGCTGGTTCGGCCGAAGAGGCCGCGAAGAATAGCCTCGGTGGAGTGGCCGAGACGCTGCTGAAAAGCCTGCCCGCCGACAAGGTCGTGAGCATCGTCGCCAGCGGCTCGGCATGGAATAATCCCGACGGCACTGCGCAGAGCCAGTCCGCCAAGTTCGAGATCAGCACGCACGGCGATTTCGTCGAGTAAAACGATGTTCACCCCCGCCCAGCTTCTCGCCATGACGGACAACGAGCTCGGCACGCACGCCTCGGGCGGCTACGGTGCCAAGCTGCGCAACGAGTTCTTTGCCTCGTTGCGGGCCGGGCTGGAGAAGGCCGACGCCAAGGGCCAGATCGTCGAGCGGGCTTTCGGGCGCCGCGAGCGGCAGCCGGAGAGCGTCGCATGAGCAGCCTCCCGGCGTCTATTCGCGTCGGCTACCTGGACTTCGCTGTCGAGATCTGGGTCACCCAGCACGCGAACGCGGCGGGGCGCTACGGCGAGTGTGACAAGGCCAACGCGATTATCCGCGTCGATACGTCCTACGGGCCGGTCAAAGCGGCCTCGACGCTGCTGCACGAGGTCATCCATGCGTGCTTCGACGTGGCCGGCATCGAGGACACCGACTCCGAAGAGCGCACCGTGACGCACCTGTCGAACCAGCTCGCCCAGGTCTGGCGCGACAACCCCGATCTGGTGGCCTATCTGAGCGACGCATTGCGCCCGTAGCGCGTTTGTCGTATTCTGCAGGTCGCATTTGACTGACAGAGGCCGACAGTGGCAGACCCGAATCCCTACAATCCGAGCTACGACTTCTCGGACTTCGAGACCTCGCAGCCGAGCACGCCAAAACCGGGTGCGCAGCTAGACATTCAGTTCGCCGACATCAGCGACGCGATTCTTTCGCACGTCAACGCCATCAAGGACGTGAGGCGATCGGATGGCGCGCTCAAGAACGGCATCGTCACAGAGGATAGCCTGGCAGTCGATCTGGTCGGCACAATCACGGCGGAGACGGCTGCAGACGCGGCGGCGGCGCAGGCATCGGCGGATGCCGCTGCTGCATCCGCTGTTGGCCTCGCCGCAGCGGAAGCGGATCTTGAGGCCGCAGCAGCGCAGCTCGCGGCAGTCGCTGAGATCGTCGCTGCGGGCGGGTACTTTGGCGACTACGGCTCGATAACAGAGGCCGCCGGGGCCCCCCTGGATTACGGGAGCATCGCATGAGCACGGCAATCCAGTCCCGCAGAGGCACGACCGCGCAACACGCGACGTTCACCGGCCTGGCCGGCGAGGTCACGGTCGACACCGACAAGCACACTGTCGTCGTCAACGACGGAGCCACTGCCGGCGGCTTTCCGCTCGCGCTCGAGGGGCAGGTTCACGCCGCCTCGGCTAAGACAACGCTGGCCGATGCCGATGAAATCGGGCTGGTCGATTCTGCGGCGTCGAACGTCGTCAAGAAAATCACCTGGGCGAATTTCGCCACGGCCGCAGGCGTCAAACTCGGCGCCGTCATCGCGGCGCTCACCGGCAAAACCACCCCGGTTGGTGCGGACAGCATCGCGGTGGCCGACTCAGCGGCGTCGAACGCCACCAAGCAGGTTACGCTGGCCAATTTGTGGGCCGCGGCGTTTACCGGGTTCGGCGCGCTCGTCAACGCCGCCACGAGCAAGACTACGCCGGTTGACGCGGACTCGCTCCCCATCCAGGACAGCGCGGCGACGAACGCCACCAAGCAGCTCACTTTCGCCAATCTCAAGACGTGGGTGGGCGTGGCGATCGGGCCGCTCATCAACGGCTTCACCGGCAAGACCACGCCGGTCGATGCCGATCTGGTGGCTATCTCCGACAGCGCTGCGTCGAACGTGTCGAAGAAGGTCACGTGGGCCAACATCAAGGCGACGCTCAAGGCGTACTTCGATACGTTTTATCTGCGTCTCGGGACTACGGGTACGATCACTGCGGGTTTTACTATCACGCCGAACAACCTCGGCAATATCACCAGCTTCACCATCGACCCGACGCTGGGCAACTACCAGTATGGCACCAATCATGGCGCGGCGACGTGGACCGCACCGGCCTCGGACTGCGCCGTCGACATCCTCGTGACCAACGATGCCACCGCCGGCACCATCACCTTCTCCGGCTTCACCGTGGGCAGCAGTACCGGTTCGACCCTGACCACGACCAACACCAGCAAGTTCCTCATCTCGATCCGCCGCATCAACGGCATTTCCACCTACAGCATCTACGCCCTGCAATGATAATTCTGCCGCAGAAATATCAGTCCAAGCTGTTCATGCCGGTGCCCGAGCGGCAGTGGCGCGCGCCGTCTCTGGCGCAGCCCAAGGACGAGTTCGGCAACCCTGACATGACGCGCTTCCGCGTGCGCGCCCGGCAGCGGCTGCACGATGGCTTCGTCCGCACGATATGGACCGGCTGGTTCGACAGCCGCGACGACTTCGACGCCTTCTCGTGGTCGCTGGCAAAGCATCTGGCCTATGGCGAGCCGATGCCGCGCGAGGATTGGGACTTGCCCTCTCCCGGCTGGATGCCGGGCATGGGCGAACTGCTGGAATACGATTTTGCCACGCAGGTTTTCATCACCACGACAACCGGCTCGAACCAGACCTACACGAGCCCGTCTGACTGGAACAATTCGAGCAATACCGTCGAGACGGTCGGGGCGGGCGGAAGCGGCGGCTATGCCCAGACCACGACGACGCATGGGACTGGGGGCGGAGGTGGCGCTTGGAATAGCATCTCCAATTTTACGTTCGCCACGCCGGGCACGACAACGGCCACGCGGCGGCTTGGGACTGGTGGCGCTGGCGTTACAGGCGACGTTGCCGGCAACACTGGCGGCGACACATGGTTTAACGGCACTACTCTGGGCGGGTCGAGCGTCGGGTCCAAGGGCGGCGTAGGCGGCGCAGCCGGCAACAACTCTCAGAATGGCGGGGCGGGCGGCACCGGTGCGAGCGGCGTGGGCACGTCCAGTAACAACGGCGGGCGCGGGGGGAACCTCACGGGCGCTGGCGGAAGCGGTGGTAGCGGGGGTGGTGGTGCTGCCGGCGGGGCTGGCGCGGGAAACACCGGGGTCGATAGCAGTTCTACAGCAGGTAATACCGCCACGAACGGTGGATCGGGGGATGCTGGCTCGGGTGGCTCCGCAGGCACATCGGGTGGCGGCGCGGGTGGCGCGGGAACGGAGTGGGACGCAACCCACGGCTCCGGCGGCGGAGGCGGCGGGCTGGGTAGCGGCGCTAGTAACTCGGGTGCTGGCGGCAACTATGGAGGCGGTTCAGGTGGAGCCAAGGGCAGCGGCGCTGGCAATACCGGTGCCGGCAAGCAGGGCATCATCGTCCTGACCTATACGCCTGCGAGTGGAATAGTGTCGACCAATAGCCCGATGCTGGGGATGTGAGATGAGCAGTGAGATCGTAGGATACAAACTGATCTCCGTGTCGGATGGTGTGGAATGCGGTTCTTGGGGCGGCATCTGGGGGCAATGCCCCGGCATCCCCAACCCCTTGGTTCTCTCCACCAAGCTGACGCATGTGCATTGTGCGGAAGTCGGCGTCGATTACGAGGACTTCGACGGCAAGGTGTATCGCCTTGAGCCGTGGGTGATGGAGCCTCCCCCGCCCGCCCCCGAGAAGTCGCCGGAGCAGAAGCTGGCTGAGTTCCTCGCGGCCAACCCTGACGTGCTCGCGGCGATCAACGGAGGTGGCAATTGAGCCCCGTTCCCGAATGGCGGCGCATTCTACTGAGGGCGTGGAGCTCGCGCTTCATGCTCGCGGGCGGGCTGCTGTCGGCCGGCGCCGCGGCGATCTCGATGATCGACGGCCAGGCCATCGGCCACCCCGCCCTCATCCCGGCTCTGGCGTTCGGGCTCAACGCCGCCGCGCTCGTGGCGCGAGTCCTGCCGCAGAAGGGACTCTCCGATGGCGAGTAAGCGCGCCAAGACAGCGCTGGGCGTTGCCGCAGCCACCGGCATGTCGCTGGTGATCTTCACCGCGACCTATCTGACGATGCCGTGGGAGTCGAAGCGCAACGTCGCCTATTGGGACGCCATCGGCCACGTCTGGACGGTCTGCTACGGCGAGACCAAGGGCGTCAAGCAGGGCGACAGCTACACCGACCAGCAGTGCCTGGACATGCTCAAGCGGCGCCTTCTCGCCGACTACGAGCAGCCGCTGCGTCAGTGCATCGCCAATTTCGACAGCGTGCCGTTCAGCGTGCAGGCGTCCTTCCTGGATCTGGCGTGGAACGTCGGCGTCGCGGCGGTCTGCAACTCGACTGCAGCCAGGCGGGCAGAGGCGAAAGACTGGCCCGGCGCGTGCGATGCGATGGCGTGGTTCAATAAGGCCGGCGGGCATGTCGTGAAGGGCTTGGACCTGCGACGCAAGAACGGTGACGCCGCGCGCATCGGTGATCGAGAAATCTGTCTCGCGGGTGTCGCATGATCGCCACCATCCTTTCCGCTGTCGTTTTTGCAGTGATCGTGACGCTTGGCGTCATTCGCTTGATGTGGGCCATGGCCGCTCCACAATCGCCCTACCCCACAGAGATCAGCGAGGACGAGTACCGCTGATGCCCGCCCTGCTCTTCGCGCTCAGATATTGGCGAGTGATCGCAGCGGTAGTCGGCGTCGTGGTGTTGCTTGGCGGCGCCGGCCTGTGGGTCGAGAAGATCAAGTACGACGCCTACACGCGGGGCTACGACAAGGCCCGCGCCGAGTGCGAAGCCGAGAAGGCCGCGCAGGAGGCCGCCAATCGCCGCGCGATGGAAGAGGCCACCAAGGCGCTCGACGCGCTCAATCAGAAACTCGAACTCAAGGAATTGCAAGTTGGGGACGTCCTCAAGGCCATCGATCTGGCTGCCGATCAAGGCCCTGGTTCTGCTGACCAGTGTCTGGATGCTGACAGCGTGCGCCGCCTCTCCCGTTTCGAGTAGCGTCGGCATCTTCCTGCCCGCGCTGCCGACGAAGTTCACGCAGACGACCTGCGCGCCTACGCTGCTGCCCGAGCGGGCGCTGACGAAGGCCGAGGTCGAGAAGCTGTGGGCTCGCGACCGCGCCACGCTGGTCAAGTGCGGCTACTCCCTTGGCGGCCTGACGGCGTTCTACGTCGATCTGTCCCATCGGCTCAGCGCGGCGAAGCAACGATGACCACTACGCTCGATCTTCTCATCCAGCTTGGCATCGGCGTCCTGACGCTCGCGGGCTTCGCCTGGGGCATCGTGACGTGGGTCATCGGCCAGTTCGCCAGTCGTGACGCCGACATCGAGAATGCCCGCAAGGAACTGTCGGCGCACAAGCTGCACGCCGCCGAGACCTTCGCCACCCGAGCCGGCGTCACCGAGTCCCTGGATCGCGTATTCGCCGCGATCGACCGACTGACCAGCCGCTTCGACGAATTTCTACGTATCGAACGGAGAAAGGACGAATCATGAGCCCCAAAGTCGCTATCCTGGCCGGCATCGGCCTGTTTGCATCTGTCCTGCTTGTCGCCACGCAGGCACGCGCCTGTGATTACACGGTGGAGGAAGTCGTTGCGAACTTCGCAGCGGCCAACCATCCGGTGACGATGCTCGATGCCGCCACTATCCCGAAGGCTGTCGACGACATCAAGGTCAAGACGGGCACGACGTTCGAGGGCGTGACGCGCGCGTTCGTCGTGAATACCGGCCAACAGGTGCTGCTCGGCCTCGAGGTCGGCGGCTGCCTGCTCCCGCCCATCCCGCTCACGGACGCGCCCGCCGTTCACGCTTGATGTCGAGACCAGGTTTCAACCCTCTCACGGGTCGCAGGACCGAGTGGGAGGCCAAGCAGGCCGAGCTCAAGGCCCGCGACCCCAAGAAGATCGAGCAGGAAATCGCCCTGCTCGAGCGTCTTGCCGTCGCCAAGAAGGCACACGACGACCTGCTGACCTACACGCAGTTCACCATGCCCGACCCGGCGGCGCCGAACGACGTACACCGCTCGCGCTACGTCGCGACGAAGCTGCACGTCGAAGTCGCCAAAGCGCTCACCGCTTTCATTAAGGGCGAGCTCAAGAACCCTGATGGCAGCGTCTGCAATCAGCTCATCTTCGAGATGCCGCCGCGGCACGGCAAGACCCAGCTTTCGACGAAGAGCCTGTCGGCCTGGGTCAGCGGGCAGTTCCCCGAGTGGGACATCGGTGTTGCGTCCTATAGCGACACGATGGCCGAGGACATGGGCGCCGACACGCGCGCCATTTTGACCAGCCCGCAGCACAAGGTCGTTTTCCCGAAGTATAGGCTGCGAAGTGGCGGCAAGGCGAAAGCCAATATCCAGACCGATAAAGGCGGCCGTCTCGTCTTTGTGGGCCGCGGCGGCGCGCTTACTGGCCGCGGCATGAATCTCGGCATCGGCGACGACCTGTTCAAGGACCACGAAGAGGCCCGGTCGCAGACCATCCGCGACCAGGCGTGGAACTGGTTTACGAAGGTCTTCATGACCCGCCGCATGGGGCGCAAGATCGTGATCCTTACCATGACTCGCTGGCACTCGGACGACATCATCGGCCGCGTCACCGACCCAGATAACCCCGTGTACAACGAGATCGAAGCGCGCAAGTGGAAGATCATCCGGTTACCGGCGATCGCCGAGACCGACGACCCGCTCGGCCGCGCGCCGGGCGAGGCGCTGTGGCCCGAAGCCTACGACATCGACTTCCTCGAGAGCCAGCAGCGACTGGACCCGCTCGGCTTCGCGGCGCTTTACCAGCAGGCGCCGACGGTGGCAGACGGCACGCTGTTCCGGCGCGAGAACATCGAGCGGTACGACCCCAAGGACTTGCCCGAGGGCCTGCGTTTCTATGCCGCGTCCGACCACGCCGTGGGCACCAAGCAGCGCAACGACCCGTCGTGTTTCGGCAAGGCCGGCGCCGACGACCAGGGCAATCTGTGGTTCACCGAGCTGTTCTGGGAGCGCGTGCCGACCGACCGCGCTGTCGAACAGATGCTGTCGATGGGGTCAGGCGAGAATGCGCCGATCATATGGTGGGCGGAATCCGGCCACATCAGCAAGTCGATCGGCCCCTTTCTGCACAAGCGGATGCTTGAGACCGAGCGTTTCCTGAACGTGCGCGAAATCGTGCCCAGCGTCGACAAGCAGACCCGCGCGCAATCGATCGCCGCCCGCGTCGCCGTCAGAAAGGTCAAGTTCCCCAAGGGTCCGATCTGGGACAAGGCCATCGAAGAAATGCTGGCATTCCCGAACGGGACACACGACGATTTTGTTGATATGCTGTCGCTCTTCGGGATTGGCCTTCAAAGCCAGTTCGGCGTCAGTGCGCCGAAACCGACGAAGGCTGAGCCCAAAGTCGGCTCGGCCGCGTGGTTGACGAAAATGGACGCCTGGAAGAAGGCGCAGGACGATACTCGGGCCGGTGGAGTTTTCTGATGCCAGTGTCAGTTTCAACGAACGACATGTCGCTGCCGCCGACTGATAGCGTCGACCCGACCGTCATGCCGGACGCCGCGGCGCCGGCGGACACCGAGGCCCCGGAGCCGCCCGAGAACGAGACTGCTCAGGTCACGAAGATCCTGAAAACGATCCGCAGCGACATCGCGTTCTTCGCCGACGACTTCAAGCAGATGCGCCGCGACATGTTCATGGCGTATCACGGCTTCGACGAGATGGAGTGGAGCGACAAGCTCTACAAGACCAACATCGCCGGCCGGCACGTCAAGCAGAAGACCAACTCGCTCTACGCCAAGAACCCCAAGGCGACCGCGGCGCGGAACGAACGGCTCGACTTCACGGTCTGGGACGAAAACCCCAAATCGCTGATGCTGGCGTTCCAGATCACCCAGCAGGCGCAGATGGCGATGGCGCAGGCCGCGCAGATGACTGCCGCGAGCCCGCCCGACCCGATCACCGGGATGCAGGTCCCCGTCCAGCCGCAACTGCCGCAGGGCTTCGAGGACGCCCAGAAGATCATCGCCGACTTCCAGCAGGGCACCGCCTATCGGCAGATGGTCGACAAGGTCGGTAAGACCCTCGAAATTCTGTTCGCCAAGGCCCTCAGGGAGCAGAAGCCGCTCAACTTCAAGATGGCCGCCAAGGCGCTGGTGCGCCGCGCCTGCACTTGCGGCGTGAGCTATATCGAGCTCGGCTTCATCCGTGAGGTCGGCCCAGCGCCGGACATCACCGCGCAGCTTGCCGATGCCCGCGCCCGGCTCGGTCACATGCAGCGCCTCATGGAAGAGGCTGTCGAGGGTGAGATCGACCCCGACGACGCCGAGATGTTCGAACTGCAGAAGGCCGTCGAGACGCTGCAATCCCAGCCCGAGATCGTACTGCGCGAAGGGCTGATTTTCGACTTCCCGCAGTCGACCAAGGTCATCCCCGACCAGTTGACGACGCAGCTCATCGGCTTCGTCGGCGCGCAGCACCTGACCATCCAGTACCTGTTCACCTGCGAGCAGGTCGAAGAGATGTTCCCCGACTCCACCATCCGGGCGGGCGGCTACAAGGGTTACGGGTCGAACGGCCAGTCGCTCGACGGGCCGCAGCAGCCCGAATTGCCGCTGTGGAACGAGGATTCCGACGACACGGGCGAGACCAACCGTACCGACATCAACGGCAAGGGCCTGGTCTCGGTCTTCAAGTATTACGACAAGCTGAGCGGCATGGTTTACTACGTGGCCGACGGCCATAAGTGCTTCCTGCGTCCGCCCGCGCCGCCCGACGTGTTCGTGGACGATTTCTGGCCGGTGTACGCGCTGACGTTCAACGCCGCCGAGAACGAAAAGAAGCTGTTCCCGAAGTCTGACGTGGCGCTGCTGCACGACGCCGCGATGGAGCACAATCGCTCCCGTCAGGGCCTACGCGAGCACCGCGAGGCCGCCCGGCCGCGCTTCGCCGTGTCCAAGGGGCTGGTGGACGAAGAGGCCCGCGACGCGCTCAAGAAGGCCAAAGCCTTCGATGTGATCGAGGTCAACAAGGACGGGCAGACGAAGCTCGCCGACGTCATGGAGGTCATCCCGACGCCCGGCGTCGACCCGAACCTCTACGAGACCAACCAGTTCGACGAGGACCGTCAACTTTCGGTCGGATCGTCGGATGCGAACTACGGCGGCATCACCAAGGCGACCGCCACTGAGAGCACGATCGCCGCGAATGCCACCCAGCAGTCCGACGAGTCCTCGAAGGATGACCTCGACGATTTCCTGTCCGTCGTCGCGCGGGCGTCGTCGCAAATCTTCTTCGGCGAGATGAGCGAAGAGCAGGTCAAGGTCATCGTCGGCCCCGGCGCCGTGTGGCCGACGCAGACGCTCGCCCAGATCGCCAACGAAATGTACCTCGAGGTCGAAGCCGGCTCGTCGGGCCGTCCCAATCAGGCGGTCGAGATCGAGAACTTCACCAAGATCGCGCCCATCCTGATGCAGATCCCCGGCCTCGATACGGTGGAGCTCGCCAAGGAGGGCGTGCGGCGTCTCGGCGACAAGCTGGATGTCAACAAGTTCATCCTGGCGAACGCGCCGTCGATTGTGGCGCAGAACAGCCAGAAGCAGCCCGCCACGGGCAACGCCCAGACCGACCCCGCGCAGCAGGGGCTGCAGGGCGGGAACAACGCGCCACAGCCACCCGGCCAACCCGGCGAAGGGACAGGGCCGGCGTTCGGCTCAAATCAGGTGGATCGACCAGCTCTGTAGGCCATTTGTCAGTTTCTGCCGTGCGCTAGTTGCTGACACGACTGACAAGTGATATTTTGGAAGCACAATCTGAGGACCCTATGCCCAAAGATACCCAGGACGAACCAATCGACATGGACGCGGACTCGTCCGCCGCGCCCGCCCTTGACGAAGCCAACACCGACACCGCTCCGGCGGCAGAGGTCGAAGCACCTGCGGAGTCGTCTGCCGCGACCGACGAAACCGAAGCCGACACTCTTTCCGTTGTCCGCGATGTCGTGGAAGCGCGCGAAGAGGAACCGGCAGAGGCGGCCCCGTCAGCCGAAGGTGAAGAAACCGGAGAAGAAGCCGAAGCCGCTGGCGAGCAGGACGACGAGAACTACTCGGACGTTCCGTTCAACAGCCACCCCCGTTTCCGCAAGCTGCTCGCTGAACGCAACACGTTCAAGGCAGACGCCGTCCGCTATCAGAACGTCGAGTCCTTCCTCGACCAGAACAACGTCACAGCAGCCGAAGCGGCCGATGTGATGACGATTGCGGGCCTCGCCAAGACCAATCCGGTCAAGGCGTGGGAGATGGCAAAGACCTGGGTTCAGCAGTTGCTGATCGGCGCAGGCGAAGTCCTCCCGCAGGACCTCGCACAGCGCGTCGCCAACAAGGAACTGTCCCAGGACGTTGCTCTCGAACTGAGCCGCACCCGTGCCGCGCAAGCGTCGCAGGAAGCGGTTCGCCAGTTCCAGGAGCAGCGCGGTCAGCGCCAGCAGCAGGTCCAGCAGGGCACGCTGTTGCGCGATACGGCCGAGCAGTGGGTGACGCAGCGTCGACTCAAGGACCCGAACTTCACCGCCAAGGAGCCCCGTGTCGTCGAGCGGCTTGCTTGGTTGCAGCGCACCGAAGGTGTTCCGAACACGCCAGATGGCGTGAAGGCCCAGCTCAAGAAGGCCTACGAGCACGTCAACAAGACCACCACCGCACCCGTCGCCAAGCCGGCGACCGCGGCGGCCGTCACGGCAGCGCCACGCACCAAGCCCGCCATTCGTCCGATCACCGCGGGGCAGGTCGCAGCAAGCGGCGCGCAGCCGGCACCGAAGACGACCCTCGAGGTCATCAGACAGATCCGCCAGCGCGCCTAGCGTGAAGGAATACGACGATGGGTTTCACCGTCGACGAAATCTCGAATATCAACAACCTGTCGCTCAAGGTCTACCTCGATAAGGGGAAGGTCTGGGCGCAGAACATCCAGGACAAGCCCATGCTGGCGGCCTTCCAGGCGCGTGCCGGCAACTTCCCCGGTGGCGGCACCACGGACCAGAAGGTCTCGCTGGCCGTCAAGTCGGGTCAGGGCGGTCTGAGCCTCGCCGGCTACACCCAGGACGATCAGCTCACCTTCGGTAACCCGGCCAACGCGAAGCGCGTCGAGTACACCTGGCGTGAGCATCACATCGGCAAGAAGATCACGATGACCGAGCTCAAGCTGGGCGGCATCGACGTGATCGAGAACGGGTCGGACCAGACGACCCGCGACATGGACGGCGCCGAGGAATCGCGTCTCGCGAACATCCTCGACGAGAAGAACGAAGACATGATGGAAGACTACAACGTCTCCCTCAACAACCTGATCCACGGCGACGGCACGTCCGACGCCAAGGCGCTGGCTGGTGTCCACTCGCTCATTCTCGATGCACCGACCACCGGCTCGACTGGCGGGTTGTCCCGCGACGTGAACTCCTGGTGGCGCAACCGCGCGTCGCTCGGCATCGCGTCGGCGTCGACCGGCGGCGGCGTGCTCATCAAGGCGCTCGATCCCGAGTTCCGGCAGCTCGCCCGCTACAACCCGAAGGGTCTCGCCGGCCTGCAGCTCTTTGCAGGCTCGTCCTTCATCGACGCCTACAAGAACGAACTGCGCGCCAACGGCTACTACAGCATGGATATGTCGACCGACTCGTCGGTGCCCGACGGCTCCATGAAGGACCCGAGCCACGGCGGCAAGCAGATCGTCTACGACCCGTGGTTCGACGACAACTCGCTGTCGAAGTACATGTGGGCGCTCGACATGTCGGCCGGCGGCATCCGCCTGCTCTACATGAACGGTCAGCGGCTCAAGAAGCACAACCCGGCGCGGCCGTATGACCGCATGGTCATGTACAACGGCATCACCACGACCGCGGTCATGGTGGCCCGCCGGCTGAACAGCTCCGGCATCTACTCCATCAACTAGCCCCAGCGCTTGGCGGGTCGCTTCGGCGACCCGCTCAACCTCTTTCGAAAGGGTCAAGAGATGACCAGTCTTCGTAACAAGAACTACAGCACGCTGGGGACCGTTCTCGCTGCGGCCGTGGCTGACTCCGCAACCATGACGGTCGCCTATCCGACCGGCACCACGCAGCTCGACTTCAACGTCGGCCTGGCGAAACTCGCCAACAGCTACGTGACGCTCAACGGCAACGACAAGATCGCCTACGGAACGTCCGGCGTTTACGTCGGCATTTCCTTCGGCGCGGCGAACATCACCATCACCAACCACTCGGGCTTTTCGTGGCCGATTGGCACCAAGGTCGATGCGTATTTCGACGTGAACGATGGGCCGGCGCGCATCCCGCTGCACTTCCATCTCAAGCTGGCGAAGATCGCGAACGGCGACATCGTGACCGAGATTCGTCCCGGTATCGACGGCACCATCGAGTATTGGGAGGCCGTCGTTTCCGACCCGGCCACCACCGGCTCGAAGCTGTCGACGCTGAACCTTGAGATCGACACCACGAACGTCACCGGCGGCGATCTGGCGCTGACCTCGGCAACCATGACGCCGCTCGGCGCCGTGGTCGGCGCGGCACCGACGGGCGCCAACACGCTCACTCGCGCCAGCAAGCTCAGCATCGAGGCGTCCGCCACCACGGCGTTCGTCGAAGGCGAGATCGAGATCACGATCTACATCCGCCCGTCCGAGGCTGATCACTACTAGTTCCCTCCCCGCGACGTCGGGGCGCGGCTGATCGCTGCGCCCCACTCTCCCCTCCCACCACGAAGTAGGACGACCAATGCAGACCGCAAAAGTCATGGTCAATATCGGCGGCGACAAGGGCCATCAGGTCCCCAAGATTGTCACGGCCGCCGAGATCCCCGTTCTGATGGCGATCCACGGCGACGAGGCCGTTTCTGACATCGAGCCCGCCGACGACGTCGAGCGCTCGAACCGCGAAGAACTGGAACGCCTGTACAACCTCTATGGCGGCGCTACCGACGGCGAGGGCCGCGCGCTGGTCAAGAGCGTCTATCCGGGCGCCGGGGCGCGCGTCTTTCTGACGCTCGGCGAACTCGGGCTGCACGACAGCTTCTACAAGCCGACCGCCCGCGCCAAGGCCGTGCCGGCAGCCGTGGTCGAAGAGCCCGCCGCCGAGCAGGCCCCGGCAAAAGCCACGCGCAAGAAGAAGGCCGACGCCGAGCCCGCGCCGGAAGCCGAGACCGCTGTGCCCGACACCGTCGAGCCCGGCGAAAAAGACATGGGCGACACGCCGTCCGGCGACGCACTCTTCAAGTAGGGGCTGCTGAGTGGCACGCGAGCAGACGCTAGAGAGCATTCTGAATTTGATGCGTGCGGAAGCGCGCCTCTCGCTGACGCCTGCTGACAACGTCAATGTCCGCGACTCCCACATCGTCCTGCTGCAGCGTGAGCAGGAGCGGCTGTGGGAGGATTACGCCTGGCCGCATCTGCGGAAGCACTACCTGCTCCCACTGGCGGCCGGGCAGTATCTCTACGACCTGCCTGAAGCCACGTTCGACGAGGGCGCCGACACCTACACGCTGAACATCGACCGCGTCGAGCATGTCAGCGTCATGGACGGCGGCATCTGGCGCTCGCTGCACCCCGAGATCGGCGAGGACGACTATTCGGCTTTCCAGACCATCCTCAATCAGCGCTCGTGGCCGGTTCGCAAGTGGCAGGCGACGGGCAGTCAGATTGAAGTGTGGCCCATCCCCGACACGAGCGCCGACACCACGACGAAGGAAGGCTATCTGCGCATCACGGGCATTCGTGACCTGCGGACGTTCGTCGCCGACAGCGACCGTGCCGATCTCGATGACCGGCTGCTGGCGCTCTACGTGTCGGGCGGCGTGCTGGCGGCCCAGGGCGCGAAGGACGCATCGCTCAAGCTCGAGGCTGCCAACAAGCTCTACACGAAGCTCAAGGGCAAGCAGACCAAGACGACGTCGTTCAATCTGTACGGCGCCGTCGATCGCCGGCCCGTGCCGCGCAAACCCTTCATCAGCCGCTACGTGCCCTGATGGGTAAGGTCTGGGTCAAAGAACTGACCGGCGGCCTCGACACGCGCCGGCTCCCCGAGACGACCCCCGGCGGCGTGCTCATCAAGGGCGACGACGGCCACATCAACTCGGGCGGCGAGTTCGAAAGCCGGGCCGCCTTTGTGCTGGCCTACACCCTCCCCGCCGGCACGATTGACCTCGCCGCGGACTCCACGGGGCTCATCGTCTTCGGTTCCTCGACCGACCCCGGCGTGCCGTCCGGCGTCACCTATCAGCGTCTGCAGAAGGCCGCCAAAACCCTGACCTCCGTTCCGTCGTGGGACCTGTTCGGCGACGACATCTATGCGGCGGCCGTTTACAACGACGGCACGATCGTCCACTTCTTCGACGGCACCGAGGTCACGGACTGGTTCGATGGCCGTGCTCGCACGTCGTTCCGCGTCACGGCCGGCACGTCCCTGGGCTCGGCCCAACTCGACGGTCTCACCGTCAACGGTGTGGCGATCATCGGCTCGGCCGTCCCGTTCAATACCGATCTGGCGACGACCGCCGCGGACATCGCGGCTGAAATCAACTCGCACACGTCCAGCCCGGATTACGACGCGACCGCCGTTGACGACACGGTGAACATCATTGCGACGCTGGCGGGCTCGGCGGCGAATGGCCGCTCGGTGTTCTTCACGCTCAGCGGCGACATGGCGGTCACGCCCGAACTCGGTCTGTCGCTCTCCGGCGGGGCCGACTCCACGGCATTTACGCCCGGCACGTTCGTCAAGACCATCGACCGCCAGATGCACGCGCTTTCCGGCACCGGCTGGTATCGCAGCGGCATCGACGCGCCGACGCACTGGACGCTGGACACCACCGGAGCATCGTTCTTCGACCAGGCCAAGGAAGCCTCCAAGGCCGGCGACGCACAGGCCGTGGTGCTGTATCAGGGCTTCGTCGCCGTGGTCTGCAAGAAGGCCATCCTGATCTGGGTCGTCGACCCCGACCCGGACCTCATCGCCAAGCGTCAGGTGTTGACCAACACCGGCACGGCGTCGCCCCGCAGCGTGACGCAGTTCGGCGACGCCGATGTGTTCTATGCGGCACTCTCCGGGTTGCGATCGATGCGCGCCCGCGACAGCTCGAACAACGCCACGACGACCGACCTTGGCAGCCCGATCGACTCCGATCTCAAGACCAAGCTGCAGTCCATGTCGGCGACCGAGCGCGCCGGAATCATCGGCCTCATCAACCCCGTGGACGACCGCTTCTGGCTGTGCTTCCCGGACGGCGAAATCTACGTGTTCAGCTACTTCCCGAGCCCGAAGATCAGCGCCTGGACGCGCTACATTTTCCGTGACAGCGACGGTAATCAGGCCCCGATCGACGCCGCGACGGTGTTCGGCGAGCGGGCGTATATCCGCTCCGGCGACGAGATTTACGTGTACGGCGGGCTCGATAGCGGCGCCGGGCTGACCTACGACAATGTGACCGCCAAGGCGTGGCTGCCGTACTTCGACGCGGGCAAGCCTACCGAGGCCAAGGAATGGCAGGGCATGGACGCCGCGGTGTCCGGGCAGTGGGTCGTCTACGCGGCGATGCAGCCGACAGCGCGCGACGTGCGCAGCCAAGTCACGACGCTGACCGAAACGACGTTCAACAAGCAGCGCATTCCCTTCAACCATACCTGCACGCACGTCTCGCCGCAGTTCGAGAGTTCGGGCGTCGGCCCGCATGTGCTGAGCGCGTGGGTGGGCCATTACGCGGACGGAGAAGACGACTGATCGTCGAGCCCGCCAACTCCCGCGACGTCTGTCTGGTCGCCGAGGTCATGCGTCAGCGCGACCGCGACGAGTTCATGCCGATGACGCATTTCGAGCGGCACGCCGATCTGGTGTCGTCGCTGGTCGAGCGCTTCGGCGAGCACCCGGATTGCTTCACGGTGTTCGACGACCCCGGCCCGGTGGCGGTCGGCGGCATGTTGCTGCACCGGCCAAACGTGGCAACGCTGTTGTTCTTCGCGACCGACGATTTCAAGGGCGCAGTCGCGGCGGATTTCACGCGGTTCGTCGTGCAGCGCCTGTTCCCGCGATACCGCGAGCGCGGCGTGCATCGCATCGAGTGCCAATCGCTCGACGGCTACGAGGAAGTGCATCGCTGGTTGGGCGTGCTGGGCCTAAAGAGCGAGGCGGTGCTGCACGGCTTTGGCCGGGGCGGCGAAGATTACGTGCAATTCGCATGGGTGAAGCAATGACAGTCGATGAAGCAGAGGCCGACGCCAAGCAACTATTCGCTGACCGGGTCGGTAACGGCATTTCCTACGAGGCAGAGAAGTCCGGCGAGGCGCTGATCGTGCGGGGACGGCGTAATGGCTCGATGCTCAGTTTTGCATTGACTAACGTCGAGCGGAAAGTCGAGGGCGACGCTGCGCCGCACCTGCTGCGTTATAAGCTGGCCGTGCTCGACAGCGGTCTCCTGCCGGCCTGATGTTCGTTCGTCTCGCCCTACCCTCCGACGAGGACGCCGTGATCGATCTGGCGCGTCGCCAGGTCGCCGAGACGCTGCCACATCTGGATTTCGACGAGGCCATCACCCGGCGCACGTTCCGCCGGTATCTCGACACGGCTGACCCGACCATCTTCGTGGCGGTCGACAACGGCCAGGTCATCGGCCACCTGATGGCGCTGATGCACACCTACGCCTTTACCTCTGGCCTTTTCACGGTCCAGGAGGTATTATTCGTGTCGCCGGTAAAACGCGGAACTCGGGCCGCCGCGCTTTTGATGAGAGAGTTCACCCGTTGGAGCGATCAGCTCGGTGCGCGGGAGAACATCGGTGGCAACTCCAACAAGTTTCATTCTGAGCAGACCGCCAAGTTTCTAGGCCGCTTCGGCTTCGAGATCGTCGGCTACAGCATGAAGCGGGTTAGGTCCCAATGAGCGGTGGCGGTAAGGGCGGCAGCGGGAACGAAGTCGCTGCGGCGCGCGCCGAAGAGAAGGCCCGGCAGGAGGCTATTCGCTCCGGCACGACGCAGATCGGCAACCTCTTCGATAGTCAGTTCAACGACCAATTCTACAACAATCGGGCGAAGTCCTACGAGGACTATGCGCTCCCGCAGATCGGCGACCAGTACAAGAACGCCGCCAAGCAATTGACCTTTTCGCTGGCCCGCCGCGGTGCGCTCGACTCGTCGAGCCGTTCGTCGCTGGCGACCGAGCTTGAGAAGCGCCGCGCTCTGCAGGAGCAGAGCGTGAAGGACCAGGGCCAGTCCTACGCCAACACAGCAAGGGCCAACGTCGAGGGCGCACGTAGTGACCTCATCAACACGCTGAACGCTACGGGCGACACGACGGGCGCGGTCAACTCCGCGAACGCCCGTGCCCAGATCCTGAGCGCCGTTCCGCCCTACAGCCCGATCAGCCAACTCTTTGCCGACTTCACGTCCGGCCTCGGTCAGCAAGCCGCTGCCGAGCGGGCCTTCTCGCTGAGCGGCGGGATGACGGGCGCTCCGGCTATCAACACTGGTCTCTTTGCGCCGCGTTCCGGCGCCGTGGTGAACGGCTGATGTGCACACCAATCCTGATTGCATCCGCTGCTCTCGCCGTCGGTTCGGCGGTCGCCAACACGATTGCCAGCAACTCGCAGGCGTCCGCCCGGAACGATGTTCTGGCCGCCGAGCGTATCCGGCAGACCGGCTACAACGCCGAGACCGCCGCGCTCAACAACCAGAGCCGCGACCGCTACGTCAATTTCGTCCCGCAGCAGGACGCCACGGCGGCCCGGCTGGGCGACGTGCTGGCGACGCGCGTCAACGACCCGAACTCGAGCGCGGCTTCTGTGCTCCCGTCGTCCACTTCTGCCGTCGTCAATCAGGATACAGCGCGCCAGGAAGGCGCGGCGCAGACCTATGTCGACCAGCAGGCCGGGGCGCTCGCCAAAATGCGCTCCTTCGGGGATCTGCTGGGCGAAATCTCGACGAAGCAGGGCCGCGACGCCGCGCAGATCGGCCAGATCGGCGGCTTCAAGCAGGCCAGCAATGGTCTCGTGCCGCTTGAGCTCGACAATTCGCAGCACGCCGGGGACGGCTGGCATCTGCTCGGCGACATTCTCGGCGGGCTGGGCAGCGTCGGCACGAGCGCCGGTATCAACGGCAACAATTTCCTTACTGACCTGTTCGCGCCGAAAGCCGCGACAGTCGGCGTGGCTGCCGCGCGTGGCGTCACGCCGTTCCGGCTGTCCAGCGTCGGCGGTGGTGCTGCCTTGGGGGTGACCTGATGCCTATCGTGGGAAACCGCACCTTTTCGGACCCGAATATCGGGCAGGCGTTCTCCAACATCGCCTCCATGTTTGCCCCGCCCAGCGGGTCGGACTTGGCCGGCTATGCGTCCGCCAGGGATAGCAGCGCCGCAGCGGCGCTCAAGAAGCAGAAGCTCGACGAGATCGCGACGCTGTTCGACATGGCACAGCGCCCGGACGGCTTCAACCAGTCGATCTTCGACCGGGGCAACATCGTGGCGGGCAACTACGCCCCAACGCAGAGCTTCTACGCCCAGGACCAGAACAACGCGACGGACCTGTCGAAGAACCGCCTCGACAACCAGACCAAGTTCGTCGGCGACATGTTCGGCCCGGTCTCGCAGGACGCGATGCGTCCGGCCGTGCCCGCCGACGTGGCCAGCATGTTCGGCGTCAATCACGACCTGCCGCAGGTCACGGGCCTTCGCTCGCCGCTGAGCGAGACGCAGGTCAAGGGCGGCATTCTGACGAACCAGATTCCGAACATGACGCCCGATCAGCTTACGGCCATTGCGATGTCGGACGCCAAGACGGCCAACGTCATCGGCCCCGATGGCAAGCCGGTCGTGGACTACAACTTCCAGTCCGTCGGCAAGCAGCCGGCCTACGCGCCGAGCGCGACGCAGAGCGCCTACCAGCAGACGACGGATAAGAGCTACGCCGAAACCGACATGGCGATCCAGAAGGACGCCGCGGGCGCGCAGGGCACGATGAACACCGTCGACGCGATGCGCACGCTGATGGCCGAACCGAACTTCTACTCCGGCCCGGCGTCCGACCAGATTCAGGCGGCCAAGCAGATCGGCTCGATGCTCGGGCTGACCGTGCCGGACGCCGCCTCGCCGATGGAAGCGTTCAACGGCCTGTCCAATCAGCTCATCATCGACGCGGCCGGCGGCTCGCTGGGCAACCAGATTTCGAACGGCGACGTCAAGTTCCTGCAGGGCTCGAAGCCGAACCTCGGCAACACCCCGGCGGGCAACAAGCTGCTGCTCGACATCGCGTCCAAGCTCGCCAAGCGCAAGATGGAAGTGGCGCAGTGGGCGCAGGAGTACAAGGACGCCCACGGCGGGCAGATCGACGGCGGCTGGACCGCGTTCGAGAAGCAGAAGGCCGAAGCCGCGCCGCTGTTCCCGCCGATCGCCGAGACCCAACCCGCAACGGGCGGCGTCGGTGGCGCTCCGGCCGTGGGCGCCGTCGAGGACGGCTACCGCTTCAACGGCGGCGACCCCAGCGACCCGAATAGCTGGTCGCCAGCCGGGGGCCAGTGATGGCCGGACCCTGGGACAAGTACAAGACCGCAGCGCCGGCCGCGTCGGCTGGGCCGTGGCAGAAGTACAAGACCGCAGCGCCTGACGCCGCGCCGGCCCCCGCCGCCCCGCAGCAGCCCGATTTCATTGACGCGGCCATGCGTTCGAACCCGCTTACCTCCGGGATCGACGCGGGTCTCAACGCGGTCGGTACGACCCCAACGCGCGTCGTGCAGCAGGGACTTTCCGGCGTGAATACCGGGCTGGCGCACACCGTCGATCTGCCCAAACTGGCCCTGTCGATTGGCCCGGCGATTGCAAACCTGTTCGGCGCGCACGTTCAGGGGCCGGATTACATCCCGAACTTCGGCGACGCCATCACGCAGAAGATGAGCGACGTCGGCATGGTCACGCCGCCGAGCTCCAATTTCGTCGATCGCCTTGCACGGTCGTCCGGCGAGGCCATCGGCGCGTCGGCTCTGCCCGAGGCCGGGCTTACCGCTCGTGCCGGCGGAACGCTGATGGATTTCATTCGCGGCCTTGGCGCTGCGGCAACGTCCGGCGCGGGGGGTGAGGTCGCGCGTACCGTCGCGCCGGGCAACGCAGGGGCCGAAGTGGCCGGCGAGCTGCTGGGCGGCGTCGTGCCCAGCACCGCCATGAGCACCATGCGCGCCCTGACGACCCCCAAGGCACTCACGGCCACGGGCGAGGCCGTTCCGGGTAAGTTGGTGGCCGCCGTTCAGCGCGATCAGATTCCGCTCGACCAGGTGCCCCAGCGGGTCGCCGACCTTGGCCCAGCCGGCACCGTGGCGGATCTCGGCGACAACACGCAGAAGCTGGCCGCCGGCATCGCCTCGCAGCCCGGCGAACCCGGCGCGACCATTTCGAACGCCATGAAGGCTCGCTCCAAGGACTCGGTGAACCGCGTCCCGGCAGCCGTCAACGACACGCTCGGCCCCGCTACGCCGCCGTCGTCGATCACCGCCGACATCGCCGCCAACAAGAAGGCCGTCGGCCCGGAATATGACACGGTGCTGGCGAATGCCGGGCCGGTCGATCCGGCGCCGCTGGCCGCCAGCATTGACGGCCTGATCGCCACCAAGAAAGGGCCAGCGCAAGCGGCTCTTCGCCAGGTGCGCGACATGCTGAACGCCAACGGCACCGACACGCTCGACACGACGGCCTCCGGCCTGTTCGAGACCCGCAACGCCATCGACGGGATGATTACGCCGAGCGGCGACACCAAGGTCAACGGTGCGCTCAAGGACGTGCGCAAGCAGATCGACGCGCTGCTCGAGACCGCCGCCCCAGGCATCAAGGAAGTCGACGCCAAGTACCGCGAGCTGTCCCGGCAGGGCGACGCGCTCGACGCGGGCGGTCAGGTGCTGGACGGCGGCAAGTCCGCGGTGTGGCCCGTCGACAACGCGAAGGCCGTCGCCGAGGGCGTGCAGCCGCAAGGCGCGCTCGTCGGCCCGTCGGCCGCGACGTTCCGGCTATCCCAGGGCGCCCGCGCCGACATCGAGCGCATTGTCGGCACCAAGACCAACGACCGCGTCGCGCTGGCGAACATCATTCAGGGCGAGAGCGACTGGAACCCGCAGAAGCTGGCGCAGCTCTTCGGCCAGGACAAAGCCGATCGCATCATGCAGATCGTCCAGAACGAACGCCGCATGGCAGAGACCGAGAACCTTGCGGTGAACGGCTCGAAGACGGCCGCCGTCACGGCCGCGCAGCAGGACCTCGGCGCCAATCCTGTAGCCCCGATTACGAACGTGGTTCGGGCGGGTGGGTGGAGCGGGCAGAATGCCGCTTTTCATTTGGCAGCAAATGTCATGGACGCCATCGCGAGCGGAGCGGTCGGCAAGCGAAACCAGAACATCGCCGACGTCATCATGGGCCAAGGCGACTGGACAGTGCCACAGCGCCAGCCCTTCTTCTCGCCCCAGCAGCGCGACGCGATGTTGGCCGCTGTTTTTGGATCAGCGGCCAACGGGGCGGGCCAATGACCCGATCAGCTAATCAGAGCGGGTTGCTTCGCATGTTCGGCCCAGAGCGCCAGCATCGCCCTAGCGAGTTCCGGCGTCACGACGGCCTGCACGACGAACGGCTCGCCGGGCAACCGTTGCCGCATGGCGAAATCGTATTGCAGCGCGGCGCCGGGCAGAGGGGGCCGGCGCATGTGCTCTTTGACGTGCACGATCTTGCCCGCCCGGTAGTCCATGAAAGTGTCGATGACCAGCTTGCGGACCTGGGCGGCGCGGGCCGTCTGGGAGAACATGCACAGCAGGAGCGCTTGGCCTTCGTTGAGCCAATAGCAGACGATCGGCCTTCCGCCCTTGTTGGGTTTCGCCACAACTTGTGGCGAAACCTCCGCGTCATCGCGGCTGTAGGGCAGAGTTCCGTAGGTGTCGATTTCTGCCCGGTGGCGGGTAATCAGGTGGCGGATAGCGCGGGAGCGCTCGAAGCCAAGGCGCTCCGCAAGGTCGATGTCGCGGATGCGCGGTTCGTTGTTGATCTCACGCGGCGTGAGCAGTCTGAGGTCGTTCATGCCAGTTGTCCTTTTGATAGGTTTACTAATCCGGGGCTCAAAAGGCCGACTGACGACGGCCCCGCACACCTTTGGGCTCACGCCTTGGACATGCGCGTGCGGACCCCGGACGATGATTTATCTAAGTCAGTTAATGGGCTTTTGAGACCCAGTAGTCACGAGAGATGTAAGACGCCGTTCTTACGACGTCAAGATCAGCGGTTGCGCCACCACGTCACGACGAAGGCAGCGACCGTCATCACGACGATGAAAGCGATCAGAGTTGGCCAAGTCCAACCGATTAGCATGTCTCGTCACCCTTTCATGGGGTCTGAACGTAGGCCCGCGCCGCCCATCTTTCAAGGATCTATGTGATGGCCCCCGTATTCGACAAGAACGGCAACCGCCTCGACCCTAACAACCTGCCGGTCATCCCGAAACTGGCGCTTTCTGAGACGAATGGCCCGCCGCAGGACACAAAATCCAGGCGCGCGAACATCTCGGGTATCGGCCCAGGCATCTTTGACGAGATCAGCGGAGTCGTTGGCGGGTATAACCAGCTCGCCGATATGTTCGGGCTCGATGCGCAGGACGTAGCTGCGCCCAACGGCGTCGGGTACGGGTCGGGGTTCACGAAGACCGACGTGAGCCGTATGCCGAATAACGTGCTTCTCGGCTACGGGGTCAACGCCGGGCCGCCAATCTATGCGCCCAAGGCGGCGCCGCCGCCACAAATCGCCCCACAGCCCAACATCGCGGCCATGTTTGGCTCCGCGTTTCTGCCCGGCGGGTGGGGCTCGCCGGCCTTCAACGGTATGTTTCCGGCGAACTCCGATACGCCGCTCAACCTGCCGCGGCCGGCAGCGCCTCGCGCGCCGTCATCCGCCGGCGGATCTTCGATCGGCGACATGTTCGGTGCTCCCGTCACGCTGGCCTCCGGCAAGCAGGCGCGGGTCGGCGCGACCGGCACGGCGCAGGGCGGCCGCTATACCTTTACGGTCCAGCCGGACGGCTCCGTCATCGACGCCAAGACCGGGCGTGTGACGGCCCCCGCGCCGACCAGAACGATCAACAAGCCCCTCGGACCGCAGAACAACAGCGACGGCCGCTGGAACGGAGTCCTCGACCAATTCGGAATGATCCTCTGATGTCAACACCCCCGATGTCGCTCGAGACCAAACGAGCGGCACTCGAACTGGTTGCCAAGCATGGCGGTATTGGTCCCGCCTCCCGCGCCGCGAATATCCCCGAGAAGACGCTCCGCCACCGTTACCGGATGGGCCTGCAAGCCGCCGAGCGCGGCGAGTTCGGCACGTCGCCGGTCATACCGGGGTTCCGCATCAGCCAGGTGACGAGCACGCCGAACGGCGAGTTCATCCAGCAGCGGCCCCAGAAAGGGCCGGAGTTCGAGCTTCCAGCCGGCCACGTCCTTAGGGGCGTGTCGTCGCTGGTCGACGCGGATGGCCAGACGCTGCTCGAGTGGCGGAAGACCAAGCAGGGCGAGCTCTCGCCCGAGTTCCTTATCGAGACGCTGAAATCGGGCTTTGCGGACCTCAAGATCAAGGCCCCGAAGTCGGCCCCGCCGAAGACGACCGACGCCGAACTGCTCAATTTCTTCGCTATGCCAGACCTGCACCTTGGCCTCTACGCCTGGGGCGCCGAGACCGAAGAGAATTGGGATCTGGATAAGGCTGTCACCACGATCGAGCGGACGGTCGAGCGCGTCGTCGAAGGTGCGCCACGCGCCGGCACCGCGATCATCCTTGGCGGCGGCGACCAGCTCCACAGCGACAATTCGGACAACCGCACGGCCCACTATGGCAACGCGCTCGACGTGGACGGCCGCTTCCCGAAGGTGCTGCTGGCGACGTGTCGGCTGTTCGCCCGGCTGGCCCTCGTGGCGCTGGCCCGCAACGAAAAGGTCGTCATCCGAATCCTGCCCGGCAACCACGACCCCCATACGTCGTTCGCCCTGTCCTACTTCCTGCTGGCGTGGTTCCGCGACGACCCGCGCGTGACGGTCGACCCCGACCCGTCGCTGTTCTGGTGGTTCCGCTTCGGCTCGACGCTGCTCGGTGCCACGCACGGTCACATGGCCCGCCCCACGGAGATGGCCGGCGTCATGGCCGAGCGCCGGGCCGAGGATTGGGGCCAGACGAAGTTCCGCTACTGCCACACCTTCCATCTCCACCACTCGGCGAAGGTGCAGTCGGAAGGCGGCGGCGTCATCACCGAGACGCACCAAACACCCATCCCGAAGGACGCCTGGCACTTCGGCATGGGCTTCCTCTCTGGAAGATCGCTACAAGGCATCACATATCATAAGGACCGCGGCGAGGTCGGCCGCAACAAGGTAGCGATCCTATGACTGTTCGAGGCGAGCCGCTGGCGTGACGGCTCCGAGGCCGCGACGCTGACGTTCAACCTCTGATTATACGCTCTCGCGTATGGGCTCGAAATATACGGCATCGCGTATATGGCTGGCGCTCGGGTGCTCCTTCGCGCTTTCTATCGCCCATGCCGGGGCGGTGTAGGGGCCGCGCCGGACCTTGGTTATGGCGCTTTTGGGTATCCACAACGACCAGCCGTGATAGCCGAACCGGATGGCCTTTTCGGTGCGCTGCAGGACCTCGCCGAGTTCGCGATTGCCAGAAGGGCGTAGGCCCCTGAGCTTCATCTTCCCCACAGTTAAGCCTCCGCTATTGTGCCCAAAAGAGTGCCCAAATCTCTGTCTGTCAGTCATTCGGGCGGTTGTCAGTGGGGAGGCAGAAGCCCGGATTTCCGGGGCTTTGGAGTGGTACCGCCTCCCCGGTTCGAACGGGGGACCCCTAGATCCACAATCTAGGCGTCAGTCGTTGTCAGTAGATTGCTATTCGTCATAACTTACAGCTACTTGCTCGGTGTTACGCTGGTTTGCGCGTTTCGGCAAGTGGTGGCTGTCGGTCATTGTCAGTCGTGTCAGCCGCAGATTCGCGCCCATTTTGGGCACTTGTGCCCACAGTTTTGCGCTTGTGGTAGGTACTCTTCTCACCCTTCCGAACCTCGCGTTTCTCCCGGCGCCGATCCCACCCTTCGTCAATCGAACGCTGGACGATCCGGTAGGTCGCCGAGAAGCCCCGTGAGACAAAAATCTTGTCTGGGTTGGGTGGTGAGCGGAGGACGTAGTCGAGCGCGGCGTTCCACTGTGCGCGAGTGACCGTCAACGACTCTTCAATCATTCTGCAGCCTCCATCTTCAAATTCACGATCACGTCCACCGAGTCGGCAGGGTCGCCCGGCGCCCATTTGGCGTACACCCGCTCAACCGTAGTAATTCCATCACCAAGGGTCTTCGCAACCAAGAACAAAGGCACACCCTTGCGGGCCATCAGCGTCGCGCCGCTGTGCCGCAGAACGTGCGGCGAGACGCCTGTGGCCTTGGGCGAGGCACCGCGGGCCACCGTCTGGGTCGAGAACCCGGCCCGGATGGCAATGTACTGCAACGACGCCCACAGGTCATCCGCGCCGTGGTCGAGCACCAGGTCGCCGGTTCGTTCGCCGTAGGCGCGAAGCAGCACCGGCCGCAGCGCCGTCGCGATCGACACGTCGGCCCGCCGCTTCTTGGTCAGGCGCCGCCCCGGTACGTTCAGGTGGATGACGTTCGCTTCGAAGTCGACCCGGTCCCAAGTCAACTCGAGCAGGGCCTGCTTGCGGCTGGTCGTGAAGATCGCCAGCCACAGGAACCGCTCGGCGCGCGATAGCCGCTCCCCGCGCCGCATGGACGCCGCCGCGGCGATCAGCCGGCCCAACTCGGCTTCGTCCAGCCAGCGGTCGCGCGGCGGGCTGTCGGGCGGCAGGTCGATGTCGTCGAGGTCCACGGCGCTGATGAGCTTGCCGCCCTTCTTCGACGCGCAGAAACGCAGGCCGGCTAACAGGGTGGCAATCTCGCGGCGGATGGTGGCCGGCGCGGCCTCATCGGCGCGGCGCCGATCGACGTACTCGTCGACGGCCTGCTGCCCGACCTGCTCGAACCGGAGGGGGCCGAAGTGCGGCAGCAAATTCTTCCACGCATAGCCGACCGTCGCGCGGCCGGCGGGCATGAGCTCGACCTGGACGTGGCGCTTGTCGTAGACGCCCCACAGTTCCTCGACGGTGTACTCGGCGCTCAGCGGCTGGTCGCCGTCGCGGTTGGCGAGCCCTTGCAAGATCCACTGCGCGAAGCGCGTTTGGGCCTCAGTTTCTGTTTTAGTGCCCAGGCTCTGGCGCTTGCTTCGGCGTCCGTCGGACCAGTAGACGTACCAGAAGCCGTTGCCCTCGACGTCGATGTAGGGCTGCCCGCGGGGCCGTCCCGTCCGTTGCTTGCCGTTCGCTTTAACTGACATTGAATGTACGACTCCAGGTCTGATTCGGCGATCATTGGGGGCCGGCCGGGCCTGGCTGCTGGCAGGTCCCGAGCTGTCGCTGATCGACGGGATGTGTCGCTGTGTGCCTTTGGGCATTGGTTGTTCCGTATCCTCTGACGCGAGTGTTGCGTATGTAAGCATTCAATCTGTCAAAGTCAACTGACATAAATTAGCTAGGCACATCGCGATTGTCAGTTGACGACTCGCTGATGACTGACATATTGTCCTGACACGTTGACGGGGCGACCCGAGACGGATAGGAATAAATTCGGACACTTCGTCTGCCGGATAGGAACAATGTCCTTCAAGCGACAGTTTGAGTTCAAACGATTTTTGCGCGAAATGTTCGGGTCGCCGCAAGGGCTTATGAGTTTTCTCCGTGCCTACGGTGAGACTCCGGGCCAAGCCGCAGTCGAAAAGTGGTTCTACCGCGGCAGCATCCCAGGGGACGCTTTCGCGTCCATTTTGGGCTATCTGCACATCGACCGTGGCGTTCCTTTTCCGGTCGCAGACTATTTGGTGAGGGGGCAATAGATGTTATCTATACACGAGTTACAGACTCGGCATTATTGGAAGCTGGTTAACGCCGTCTTTTCCGAAATCTCGCTTTCCGAATATGTCGACGAGCTCGAAGTGCTCGCCCTGCACGCCCATTCCCCCGCGCTCCGGGCGGCGTGCCTGCGGTCCATCCATCGGTTTGACAACCGCGGCAAGATCGCCCGGCCAGCGGCGGTCGCTCAGTGATCGAGATCGTCCTGCTCGGCAAGCCCGTCGCCAAGGGCAGACCGCGCTTCAACACGCAGACCGGCGTGGCCTACACGCCCGAGAAGACCGTCAAGTACGAGACGCAATTGCGGTTCGCCGCCGGCGAGGTCATGGGCGACCGGGCGCCGCTGGAAGGACCGCTGCGGCTCGAGATGGATGTCGTCGCTCCCATCCCGGCGAGCTGGCCCAAGAAGAAGCAGGCCGCCGCGCGGGCCGGGGAACTCCGACCGACCGGCAAGCCGGATCTCGACAATTTCATGAAGGTGATCGACGCGGCGAACCTGGTCGTCTGGGTGGACGACTCGCAGATCGTCGACGCCGTGCTGCGCAAGGCCTACGGCGACAAGCCGGGCATGTGGCTCCGCGTCAGCCAAGTCAGTTTTGACGCATCGCAATCGACCAACGGAGTTTTCCAGTGAGCATCCAGATCGAAGAAGGCAAATTCTAC